TCCTTAAGGGTATGAATGTTCTTGCGGATAACGTAGGAACAACACTTGGCCCAAAGGGACGCAATGTCATTCTTTATGATAAGAAGCAGAACATCCCTGTCATAACAAAAGATGGTGTAACCATCGCAAAGTTTGTGGAACTTGACGATCCGTTTGAGAACGTTGGGGTTCAAATTCTTAAGCAAGCCGCAGAACAATCTGCTAACAAAGCCGGTGACGGAACCACAACAACGACAGTTCTTACAAGAGGAATTATCAACAAGGCCCAGAAGTATCTGACCTCTGGTGTTTCTCCTATAGAACTTAAACGTGGTATGGATAAAGCATGCGAAGTTATCTGCGAGAAACTGAAGGAGTCAGCGAGACCAATTCAAACAGAAGAAGATATCTTCCACATCGCAACCATCTCAGCCAATAACGACAAAGCAATTGGAACTCTTATCTCCAAAGCAATTGATGCCGCAGGTAAAGATGGAACTGTTCTGGTTGAAGAAGCAAGATCAGTAAACACATCACTTGATTTGATCGAAGGATTCCGTTTCAATTCTGGCTATCTTTCGCCTACATTTGTTACGAACGAACGCAATGGTACCGTAGACTACGATAGTCCTCTTCTGCTCGTTACAGATGAAAAAATTGAGACAATAGAGCAAGTTTTACCTACTCTAGAATTAGCAGCGAGAGAGTCTCGTCCTCTTATTATAGTTGCTGGTGACATGGAAGGTCAAGCGCTTGCTGCTGTAATTGCAAATGCTGTCCGAGGTACAATGAAGATAGCAGCAGTTAAGGCTCCGAGATACGGAGAAGAAAGAAGAAATATTCTTAAAGATCTTTGTGCTTCGGTTGGTGCGACTTTCATTACAAGAGAGAATGGATTGACTTTGAAAGAGATCAAACTAACTCACTTCGGTCAATCAAAAAAGATAACCGTATCAAAACACTGGACAACAATTGTAGGAGGTAAAGGTGAAGAAGAAGAAATTGAGAAAAGAATTGAATCTGTTAAAGCGCTTATTGCCGAAGAAGATAATCTTAAGATTTGTGAGAGACTACAGGAACGTATTACTCGCCTTGCTTCTGGGGTTGCTGTTATTAAAGTTGGCGCTGCCACTGAAGTAGAAATGATTGAAAAGAAGCATCGAATTGATGATGCTTTGGAAGCCGTTCGTTCTGGCCAAGAAGAAGGTGTGGTGCCTGGTGGTGGAATTGCACTGTTGAAATCAGTTCTAGATGTTGAGATACAGACAGAGAATGAAGAACAGGCACTAGGAGCCAAAATTGTTGTAGAAGCGGTTGAAGAACCTCTGAGACAAATGGCTATGAACGCTGGTCTCTCTGCTGACATTGTCGTCAAGCAAGTTCGTGAGACTACAACTTTTAATCATGGCATGAATTTCCTCACAGGGGACATCGTAGACTTGGTTGAATGTGGTGTAATTGATCCGGTTAAAGTAACAAAGTGTGCATTGCAAAATGCTGTTTCTGTTGCGTCAACTATTATCACAACCTCGCATGCGATTGTCTCTGGCTGATACTAATTATTAGGACGGAGGGTTTGTCATGACAAATAGCGACATAACACACTTGACTCAAGCCATTATGGAGCTAAAAGGTCAAATCGAAAGAATGTCAGAGCGCCAAGAAGAAATGGTTGAAGACGTAAAAAAAATTAAAGAGGCGGTATATAATCCAGACTCAGGTTTATATGCTCGTCTTAGGGAGTTGGAACAGTGGAAAGAATCACAGGCCAAGGTTCAATGGACTATTATCACAACTGTGATAGGTCTGGTAGCAGCTACTTTGTATAAAATGATTACTTCTACTTGACAAACGCCCAAAAACATGTTATAATATTATAAATGGAGGCAAAATGAGAGTAAGAATTAGTTATTCGGTGGATCTAGAAGATGTACCGAGCGAATGTGCAAGAATGCTGCAGGAAAATTTAGAGCACTTAAACGAAGTGCACAGGGAGATTGAATCTCTTATCGATAAATTAGATGATACTGAGACTGTTGCTTGGCAAGTTAAGGATCAAATAGATAGATGCCGTCAAAGGTTGGCCAAATTAGACATGGTGCTAGCTGATAATGATTTAATACTTGAAGGTTATTACAATGCTAAAAATCCAAAGGAGAATGAAGATGTCATTAGTGAAGGGTGATTTAGTTAGAGTTCCTGCCAACACATGTCTAACAAAAAGAGTCAACGAGTTGGCAATCATTGATGCCTATACTTATCTAGAGAAACCAACTTTAGGTATTTTTATTAGGTATACACTTGACCACAAGGCTCTGGTTTTTATAAATCAGAAGTACTGGTCGGTAGAGTTAAAGAATTTAAGATACGCAGGAGTTAAAAATGCTAGTTGAATTAATTGAGATAAAGGAAACCGCGAGAGATAATTATAGTTTAAAAACAATCTACATAAACCCCGATCAGGTTGTCTACCTATCAGAGAATGGCAGTATGAAACAAAAATTACAAGAAGGAAAGCTTAACCTAGGTTTAAATCAAAACTTTACCAACTTTACAAACATAAGAATGAATTATCAAAGTTACGCAGCAAACCTTGTAGTTGTTGGTGACCCAGGAATGGTCGAGCAAAAAATTAACAACTCAAAAAGAAAACAATTACTTAAAGGATAGGAGGAAAAATGAAGTCATATAAAATTTATGGTAAAGTGTCTTGTGGCTACTGCACAAGACTTGTACAGGCAATGATAGATCAAAAGAAAACTTTTTTTGTACACTTTTTAGACGATCACCCAGAACTCTTACAAGAAAAGAAAAATCTGTACAAACACCAAACGGTTCCAATAGTAGTCTTCAGGGAAGGTGGAAAGGAAATTTTAATTGGTGGTTGCACCGAGACACTAAAAAGATTAAGAAAGGAGTTATAATGGAAAATATGTCTGAATACACTGTCCAAAAACCATGGGGACATGAAATACGTTTTGCTGAAAACGATAAGTATCTAGGGAAAATTCTCTACATTGCTCGTGGTCACAAACTTTCTAGACAGTATCATGAGCTTAAAGATGAAACAATTATGGTTTACCACGGGGCCCTTACTCTAGAGCTAGGGATGCCCGGCACAAAGAGTTTTGAAACGAAAACTCTCCGCTATGGCGATAGATTTAGGATAATGCCAGGAGTTATCCATCGGTTTGTTGCTCCAGAAGATCACCCTGTCACTTTAATCGAGGTATCAACACCAGAGATAAATGACGTTGTGAGACTTGAAGACGATTACAAAAGAGCATAGCGCTTCTCCTTTTGCTTGCCCTTCCTCCTAATTACTATAGGGGGGAGGGTTTTTTATGTTATGGTTATTTTTCTTGTCATGTATTTTGGGATACGAAGAGGAGGGCAATTTAACCACCCTTTCAGTTGAACAGACATACGCTGCTCACTATCACAATTATAGCAAAGCTATTAATTCTTCATTGAAGATCTCAGTTTTTGATGGTGATTTTAGAGAGGTAGGTCATGGTTCTGGGAATCACTTTAAGATAGGGAAACATAGGTTTATTATGACAGCAGCTCATGTTGTCTCAGGTCCAGACTTTCTGATTTATGTTGCCAGTGGTGGCATTTACACCAGGCTAGATGTCGTTTTCCTTGATGAAGCTAATGATATCGCAATTTTAATTCCTGCGATGGAATTAAAGAACAACAAACCAACAGATTATAGAACCAACAACCGGTTGGACATAACTGGGTTGACTGTTGTGCATGCTGGTTATCCTTCTGATTTGGGTCTTTCAGTGTTTCACGGAACGGTTGCGTCATGCTCTCCAGATAGTATGATGATGCAGTCTTTTGCCTTACCAGGATCCTCAGGTTCTGTTGTATTTGATAACAAAGGAAAGGTTGTCGGAGTACTCAGTGCTTTAAAAATGGGAATGTATGGTTATTCTCCATACCCACAAATTCACCCCACATTAGTTTACGTTTCAAGAACCAAAAATTATAGTCGTCATGATTTAGAGGAGATCATTGTGCAGTGGAAAAGCTTAAAGTAGGAACACTTATCTTAGATAACAGCAAAGTCGGTGTTATAACAAAAGTTATAACAAGCGGAACTTTGAATACTGAGCACGATTTGATCAAATGGAGAAATAATTATGAGATCTATTATGGCGATGGAAGTTTTTCTATAATAGGAGAGGGTACACTTCACCGCTTAATACAAAAAGGGGAGGTAAAAGTTTTATGACCTACTACCGCCCTACTACCCTACTACCCCCCTCCCCCTCTCTTCACGCGTGGACACGTACTGCCACCCTACTACAGGGGGGCTCATGATGGATCCCTTCCAAATTCAACTCCCTAAAGAATTAAATCATTTAATCATGATGTATGTTCTTATTAGTAAAATAATAAATAATATTTGGGTTGAATACACATGCTATTGTGAAGGAATAAGTAATATTCCCCAAACAACTTTAATTTTTCCAATTATTTTTCATGAGCTTGACTTTTATGAAAGTCTATTAGCTAGAATTAGTACCCATCTTCCTGAAGATGTTTTAAAGGAATTGCAAAATGAAGAAGATTTTTGGCACTGGTAAACTTGTAATGTACGATGATCCCTGGGTTGGAATGACATTGTGTGTGGTTCTAGCAGACGGCATGAGTGGTTATGCTAGCGAAACAAAAATTATTTATGTTGTTTATTGTTTCAAGCTAGCCGAATCCTTCTTGGCTTATGAGTCTGAAATCTACGAGCTAGAAAATCTCTGAAAAATTATTTTATCTAACTTACATAAAATTATAACAAATTTGTTAAAACTTGTCAAGCGTTTTATGTAACTTTCTTAAAAATTTCGCCTTGCAAGAACTGTGCCAAAACTTCTTTACATAACTTTGGATGCCGAATCTTCGTTTGAGAATAGCCCAGAAAAGATTCGGAATGTCTTGCAAGAATCGTGCCAAAAAAAATTTACATAACTTAATCATGGTTTTGTGTAACTTTCATAAATTATAACAAACTTGTTAAAATACTCTTGCAAGAAGTGTGCCAATTATTATTTACATAACTTAACCATCGGAATCTTCATTTCCGACTGCTTGCGAGGGTTTCATGTATTAGACGTTTGAAGTGACATAAAATTTTAACAAACTTCATAATTTTAGCAAATTTGTTAAACTTTTTTGTGTAACGGACAAAAAATGACCTTTACACAGAGAGTCAGCGTGTTATAATATAAATGTAACGCAAAAACTTGGAGGTAAAATGATTGAAGTATTCAAAATGGGTGATCTCGTCAGACCCACACATAATAATAGAGTAGGAATAGTGGTTCGGGTATATACAGGTGGCCTGTACGGTGTCATGTTTGAGAATGGACTCACATACACATGTTTCTCAAAAGACTTGGTGGCATTATGCAAATAGGCGATTTGGTAAATAGTGAATGGGGCAAGATGGGCATTTTGATGTGGCACGTAGAACATGACAATGAGTGGATGGTCTATTGGTCGAGTGGTAATAAACACCTAATGTCTGCCTGTTATTTA